GGAAGTCGCCGAGTAATACGGATTCGATATACAGGAGAAAGGATGTCCTTTCTCCTGTATATTTATCTTATTTTTTATAATTTTAGATACTCTCATTACTGTTGTGACTGTTCATATTTTAAATAACTGAAGTATAAATACATCAATGACACTAGCTTATATTTACTTGTTTTTCAATGAAATTTGATATCATCGGATATCTATATTCTTGTATTTATGAATAAACTATATTTTGAAATTTAAATATTTCTGAGTCGGATTATACTATGAATTTTTACTTGTTTTTTAAAGGAACGGTCAGGAAAATGACTTCAAAAACTATCTTTACAGACCCGCTTTCAGTCGATGTGTGGAATCGCACATATCGATATGGTGACGAACCAACTGTGGATGATACTTTCAATAGAGCTGCTATTCATTGTGCTAATATAGAAAAGAATCAACAATTAAGAACAAAGTGGACTAAGAAATTTAATTCTATTATGACTAATTTTGGCTTTGTTCCAGGTGGTCGTATCTTAGCAAATATTGGAACTAAATTTACAGGTACATCCTTACATAACTGCTTTATTAGCCCTCTTATAAAATTCGATGTTGATTCTATTGAAGGTATTTATACGACACTTATGCATCAAGCAATGACTCTTAAATCAGAAGGTGGTTGGGGATTTAATTTTGGCGTTTTTGGCCCTCGCGGTCGTCATATTCGTGGTTCTGGCGCCGAATCTCCTGGTATTGTTTCTTGGATGGAATTATTTGATAAATCTTCAGATGTTCTCACTCGTGGTTCTGGAAATGATTATAAAAATTCAGATGTTAAGAAGAAGATCCGTAAGGGCGCTCAGATGGCTATTTGTCCTGATTGGCATCCTGATGTTATTGAATTTATTGTTGCTAAACAGACTCCTAATTATCTAACTAAGTTCAATATGTCGGTTGCACTATCGAATGAATTTATGGAACGATATACTACTATAGAAATTAAGAAAGAAGTTATCAATAGTTATAACGATCTAATCAAATCTGTTCCTCAAGATGAAGTTCATGACGAAGTTGTTTCCTTATATATCGATAGAATTGAACAGTTAGAACGTGATATTAATACATCAAATATTTGGTTATTGGAATATCCTGATACAAAATTTGATAAGTATAAAACTGAATGGGATGGTAATCTTAACAAGTGGAAAGCTGCTGGATATCCTGTTATAGTCTATAATGAAACTACAGTTATTGAACTTTTTGATATCATTACAGAAAATACATATAAGCGTAATGAGCCTGGTATCCTATTCTTAGACCGTGCTCAACAGTTAAATACATTCTGGTATGGTGATAATATCTTTGCTTCCAACCCTTGCGGTGAACAGTTGATGTCTGATGGTAATGTTTGTAATGTGGGAAATACCAATGTTGCTGCTTTTTGTGAATTCGATGGTACTAAGTTTGTATTTAATAGAGATAAATTCATCGAGGCTGTTAAGACAAGTGTTAGATATCTTGATAACATTATTGATGTTGCTAAATATCCTCTCCCTGAATATGAAAAGAATTCCAAAGAAAAGCGCCGTATTGGAACTGGTCTGTTCGGTATTGGTTCTGCTTTATATCTATTAAAACTTAAATATGGTTCTAAAGAAGCTATTGCTTTTTGTAATAGTTTCTGTAGTGATTATGCAGTTGCTGCTTATGAAGCATCTATTGATCTTGCTGTAGAAAAAGGTATGTTCCCTCTTTGTAATCCGTTGGAACATGCAAGTGGTATTTTTATAAATAGACTTAATCTCAGTAAAGAATATATGGAAAAATTACTTAAGCGTGGTATTCGCAATAGTGCAGTTCTTTCATTCCAGCCTACTGGAAATGGATCTTCTTTTGCTAATGTTGTAAGTAGTGGTATGGAACCAGTTTTCAGTAAAGAGTATGATCGTTGGGTTATTATGGATGTTATTCCTGAAGATATTAAAGATGTTACTCCAAACTTCTTTAAGAATGAATTCTTTGAAACTTCTATGTTTAAATTTGAAAAACGTGGCGATGACGATGTGTTGGTCGGTACTTCTAAAAACGGTAATAGTTATATGATTGATAAAAATCGTGGATTGACTATGAAGTATGCTTGTAAAGATTTTGCTATTCGCTTATTGGACGACTATGGTATTCGTGATCAATACGAAGATGTTTTAGTTACTGCTGAGGATCTTACAGTTCAAGAACATATTGATATGCTTTCTGTATTTGCATATTGGGTTGATAGTTCTATCTCTAAGACTATTAACGTTCCTAATGATTATCCTTATTCTGATTTTAAGAAAGTTTATCTTGAAGCATTTAAAGGTGGTAATATCAAAGGATTGACAACATATCGTTCTGGTACTATGATGGCTGTTCTTGAGACTTCTAGTAATAAAGAAATTATTGTTGAAGATGAAATCGTTGAAGAAATGAAACTAGCCGATACGCTCCCTGCCGCTCGACATGTTGTAAATTCTGAAGGTAAGAAGTGGTATATTCATATTACTCTTGATGAAGATAATAATCGCCCAGTAGAAATATTCGTCGATACAAATGCCCGTGAGAAAAATATTAAGCATTCAACAACTACTGTTATTAGTCAATTATTAGCATTTGCACAAGAAAAAGGTGTTCATGCCTCTCAGATAGAATCTATTCAACAGAAGATAGATAATACTACAGCTTACGTACATAAATTATGTAAAGTTCTTTCACTTATTCTTAGACATGGTATTCATATTAAAAATCTTGTTAAAGAGCTTGATAAAATCGATTGTGATCTAGGGTCGACCATTTTCCATATTAGAAAAATCCTTAGTTCTTATATTAAGGATGGTGAAAAAGTTGATGGTGAGTCGTGTCAGAATTGCGGCTCTACTATGATTGTTTATGAAGATGGTTGTAAAACATGTAAGAACTGTGGTTCGAGTAAGTGCGGCTGATCTGATGATCGGTATAGGATGGGCAATTGCCCATCCTATACCATATAAAAAATTTATAGATATATATTACATGTTTGAAACATCTAAAAAATATCTTAAAAACAATAACTACTATTGAGACAATACCATCATGGAGGATTAAAATAATGGAAGATCTAGATATCGTAAATGAAGCTACACTCAGGATAAAAATATCTATATTTAAAGCTAATATTGTAATATTAGAAAATAGTAATATACCTGATGATGTATATTGTTTTCTAACGGATGATGAACATCCTGTCAACCAAACATCTTATTTGAAATATATAATTAGACAAATAGTTGATATAGCTGATATGATTCTTATAACACACGACGGGAAAGTTAATTATGAACTCTTACGTGAGTTAAGAAAAGATAATATTAAAATAGGACCTGGAGAGAAAGATAGTTTTGGTTGGTTAACTGGAGTTATTTATACCAAAAAAGGAAAAATAGTATACGGTTAATGATTAAACAATAGATGAGGGTATGGAGCATGTGCTCCATACCCTCATATCTTTTTTATAAAAGTGCATTTCCGTTTTAAATAGATATATATTACTTTATTGACTTAAAGGTATTAATTTACCTATATCCTTTCTAGGAGATCGGATCATGTTGAAGATTATCATGAGCGTGATGGTCGCCATTACGTTAAGTGCTTGCGCTGCTCAGCAAGAGTCGCCCAAGACTGTCAAGCAGGAAAAGTCTGAGGAAGTCATTCAGGCTATGCCTGATTGGGTTAAGAACCCTCCGACGGGTGAAGGTTATGTGTTCGGTATCGGAAGTGGCGTCTCTGCTATTTCCAGCTATGCTCGGGAACGAGCTATTCACGATGCCATCTTGGATCTTGCTCGTCAGCAGGATTCTGAGATGACCTCGAAACAGCGTGAGTATATTTCCGAAACCGGAGACGAAACACACCGCAAAGCAAACTCGACATCCGATCGTGCATCGACAATGACCATCAAGCGGATGGTCGGAGCTTTCTCAGTCATTAAGACTGAGTTCTATTCGATGCCGAATGGAAACTTCAAGGTATATGCTCTTGTCAAGTGCGAACTTGGCAACGGCGATACCGTCGATACCAACAAAGCTGCTACTGATACAGTGACTGAACAGAAGGCCAAGGAGGCACATCAAAATGAAGATCCTGACGCGTCGAAACAACCGGAAAATGATCCGCCTGCTGCGCAGCCTCAAGTATCTAGTGACGATAGTCCCGATACTGGTCATCTTGTTCCTCATAAAAATAAGTACCAGGTCATCTCTGGTCCTGTGAACAACGAACCGCCACCTCCTGTGGCAGATCCACTTCCTCCCGTGAAGCGATTGGCCCTTTAGATCTGATCAGATGGTCAGAGAAGGAGTAAATCATGCGTGTATTACTATCTCTGATCCTTATGATCGCCTGTGGTTCTGCAATGGCCGAGACACAGTATACCACCGAGAATGGTACTTATACTCTCGGTGACAATGACACCAAAGCGCAGGCCCAAAAAGCCTGCATCGAAAATGCCAAACAGTCGGCTATAGAAAAGGCCGGTGTATTCGTGAATTCGAATTTTCAAGATCGGAAACACGAAGGAGAAGAAGGATACAAAGAATCATCTTCTGTGTCTCTGAGCTCTATTTCTGCTGGTATTGTTTTGGCAGAAGTTCAAAGCCAGTCTATGATGATCGAACCATCGGGTCATCAGGTTACGAACTGTGTAGTTCGTGTCGGAATTGATCCCGAAGAGATCAAAAAAGCATCTACTACTGCTTCTGTTAATACAGATCAGTTGAAGAAGCTGAATGAAGAAGTTGCTGCTCTGAAGATGCAAATCGCAGAGCAGCAAAAGAAACAAGCTGACAATCAGGTACCTTCCAATGTTTCTCAGAACACTCAGACTACGGCCGTTAGTGTTCCTCGGATCGTTGACGAGGATAAGGTTGTTTACACATATAGTCCCGCACCGCCTCAGGTTGTGTATGCGCCCCCTCCAGGATATGTGGAACGACAGACTTATACCTTACAGCCCCCTCCTCCCGTTCGTCATCAGGAGAGAGTCTTCTATATTCATCCTCAGACGGTACCGTATGGCTATTATCAGACGGTACCGTATGGCTATTACCAGCGGAGTGTTTCTTATGGTGGATGGGGTGGAGCTAGGAGGTTTCATTAAGGGTAGGGACTGTGGTGCATGTGCACTACAGTCCCTCTCTTTTATTTTTTTCTATTAAATTTGAAATATTTAATATTTAAAGAGATGATATAGAAATACTGAAAGGTGATTTCTAATGTCAATTATCATTTCTGACTATGATATTGTTTTAGGATGTCATATTAATCAACCTGTTATTTATTTTACACCCATACAAATAAAAACAATGAGAGAAAGAATATTTAAATTAGATCAGACTGATTTTTCTAAGTTGTTAGGAATGAGTAGAACTTCTATTTGCCAATGGGAAAACGATAGACGATATTGTTGTTATAATACTTTAATATTATTAAATATGATTTATAGACTTTATTATAATGACATCGACAAGGTTAAAAATGCTATAAAAGTCATTAATAATTATAAGAATAAAAAGAAATATGCTAAAGATCTTATTAATAAAATATTAAATGATAATAGTTTATCTCATATACAATTAAATAAGTACATGTATAATTTTGATATTAATAATAGTGCTGTTAGAACATGGTCTAATTCAAAACACGAACCTCGTGGTAGTGCATTGATATTATTAACTATGTTGGATATTTATGGTATTGATTTTATCAACAACACTCTCAATATAAGGAAAAATTGAGGATATGTCAGAGATGTATGAATCTACTAAAATTTCTCAAAACAAAATTGTAGAAATTATTAGAGAACTTTTTACTTATGGAGAATTGTGTGTCGATAGAGACGATAATATTCATAATCTTAGAACTCACAAAGTCTATAAATCTTTTGGATCTTCGTCGGCATATATGACATTTTCTTATAGTAAAGATGGTATTGGAAAAATAAAGTTTCCTAAAAGATTGGTTGTCTGGATGCATTATAACGATATGAATCCTCCACCGGACAATAAAGTTATTTTAACACACAGTACTGAAAAGAATGATTTTAGATATAGATATATGTTTTTAGATAATGATTCTGGTGTAACGAAGAAAAGAGCTTTGACAGAAGAACAAGTTCTTAGATATAGAAAGGCATATAGTGAAGGAACTATGTCTCTTGGTGAAATTACTCTAGTTTTAAGTGATGTATTAAAGAAATCTGGTGTTGAATCTATGTTACGTGGTAAAACATATAAAGATTATCAAATATTCCCTACTCCGGTTAAAGAAACAAAAATAACTCTTAATAGACTTGTTAGAGAAAGAAAAGCTACTAAGAAAATAGTACATTATGTATCTGATGATCTTGTATGTGTTACAGATATACCATATGAAACACCATCACCAAATTCTCTTAGACAGATCATTATTTATCATATGCATTTTGTTAAGAAAGTACCACTTGTATATGTTGCAGAAGTTTTTCATTATGAATTAGATTTTACAAAAGAACAATACGAAGCATATCAAACTGAACATTATGCAAATGATATTAGAAAAGTTAGAGTAAAATATGGTAGAAGAAAAGATGTCTGTGAAAGATATAAATTACTTTAGGCGTGGATATAACAAGAGACGCCGTATGGGGCGTCTCTTGTTATATTTTTTATCATTTTATAGTTTTAGTCGTATGAGGAAACTGTCATGTTTAATAGGTCTCTTATATATCACACATGTGAGTTAGAAAAGACAAATATAAATTACATACAACCTAGTGACATTGATGTATTTGGTACTGAATCTTATATAGAAACAACAAACACACATTTATCTGGACATATTGAAAGATCAAATCATATCCTAAAACACATTGATAATTTTATTGAAGAAATAGAATCAAATATGTCGAAAAAACAATTTAGTGAAGAAAAATTCAAGTTATTGAAAACAAAGAAAAATACATTAAAATGTAATGATCTATTATCTGGATTACAAGAATCATTTAAGTTAGTAAATATTACAAAAAGTATTTTAAATATGCCTATTTCTAAAAGTGAAGAAGATTTGAAAAAGTTAATTGATAAAATAAAGAATATAAATCTTAAGATGTTTACTTCTGTTGAAAAAGATCATGGACGATATTACATCATTGTTCCTAATGATAAAATCAATAAAGTATCTTCTGGTAAAGATGTTACCTATACCTCTTTAGGATATTCAAAATTATTTATTTCTAAAATTACTGATGGAAATTATAAAAATATATTGACATCTCTTATTAATTTAAAATCTGATTTTGAAAATGTTACTAAGAAATATGAATCTTCAGATAAATCTAAATATGCTAGAGCGCATCATTTTGCAGTATATGAACTCTACAGATGTAATCTTGAAAGAAGTTGGTATTATTATTTTGATAATGCTTTGGCCATTGCTAAGACGATAGTAAAAGGAAGTTATATTTAAATTACATATTAAATAATTTAAACATTATACGAAATGTAGTAGAAGAAAAGGTATAGATATATGACAACACATAAAGAATTTGTTGATATTATTAATGATCTATCAAGTTTTATAACAACATTATTAGAAACAAAAGACACTAGCACTAAGAATGATATTAATTATGTTTATATTACTAGTTTGTTTTATGATACAATATTAACTCATTTTAAAACACATCTAGGTAATTTTTATAAGATTGAATTTAAAGAATTTAATGATGGCTTAGATAATCATAGACAATCAGATAATATAAATATTAGAGATAGTATTATATATTTCATCAATTTCTATAAAGAACTAAAAGCAAGTAATGAATTTATTACTACTTTAACACATATGGATAATAAACTTATTATATTAATAAGGATTAAAGAATTGGATTATTTGTCTATTTTATAAACTCCAGGAAACACGGAAGAGAAAACATGAGCAATATAGTAGCCAACAACAACAACGTCTTGTCTTTTGACGGAATGTCGAATGTTATTAAGAACGCATTTGATAATTTTAATAATATGATTTCTGATGAGAATGATACTAATTTTAAGATCATTAGTCCTGCAATTATTGATTTTATTAAACGGACTGTTTCTCGTGAAATCGTAAACGGTGTTTTAAATTCATTATCTAATAGAACTATTATTCCGTATGTTATGTTTACCAATATGATTCAGCAAGAATTATCCAAAAATCAGTTACTTAATATTGATAAGACTTTTGTAAATGCGCCTATGACATATTTTATTAAGTTGTACCACGAACTTAATAAAGAATTTAGTAGAGATCCTGATAAAACAAAGGTGGTTGTTGGTTATGGTCCTGATGGTATGTTATGTATTGTTATTACAATAAACTATGCTAATCTGACTGGTATGTAATCTATGAAAGTTTTTCTTGGAGGAACATCTTGTTCAAATTGGCGTAATAAAATTATTCCACTCTTGAAGATAGATTATTTTCATCCTATCGTTAATGACTGGACAAATGAAGCATATCGAAAAGAATTAGAAGCTAAAGAAGAATGTGATTACTTATTGTTTGTTATTACTCCAGAAATGCAAGGTTGTTATTCAATAGCAGAAGCTGTTGATTTCAGCAATAAGAATCCAGATAGACTTATGTTTTGCGTATTAGATAATTACAATGATAAGAAATTTGATGAATTTAATGTACGTTCTTTACGTGCTACTATTAACCTTATTAAAGGAAATGGTGGTAGGATTTTTAATACTCTAAAAGCAGCAGCTGTTTTCTTAAATGATAAAGCAGGAATGCATATACAGGAAGATAGTGATGCCGAATAGATACAATATTGCTATAGATACTGAGTTTTATGAAGATGGGAAAGGTACTGTAAAATTATTATCCATTGGGATGCAAAGACAAGAAGATAGAAAAACACTTTATCTTGTTGTTCCTAATTATGAAGATATCTTGAATAATATTCCTGAAGGTCATTTTGTTCATGAGCAAGTAGCTCCATATTTGTTTGAAGAAGCTCCTACTATTAATTTTAGACATATGACCATTGACATGGAAAATAAACAAAAAATATTTAGAGAAACTATTAAAGAATTTATTGGTGTAAAACAACAGTTTATTGGATATTGTACGGCGTATGACATTGTTGCTTTTAAATCTATTTTTGGAGACTTTGATAATATTCCTTCTACTCTTCCTTATACATTTAAAGATCTAGCATTCTTTATACCGCTTGTTGGTAAAGTTAAAAAAGACTTTGCTCCTGTAAGTAATTATGGAAATCTTCATAATGCTCTTACTGATGCTAAATGGGCACTTGGTGTATATGAAGAAATTTATAGAAACAATTTCAATATTAGAAGCATTATGGATATTGACTGGCGTTAATTGGATGGAGGTGTGGGCAATAGCCCACACCTCCATATTTCATTATTGTATTACCGATATATTACTTAAACAAAGTAAATACATGAGGATGAAAAATGTCTGATATTCAATTTGATCGTGAAAAAGTCACTGCTTTCTTAAAAAAAGTATGGTAAGTTTAATAGAATAAGTCCCATTACAAGAAAGATAGTTGAACGAGGAAAACGAAAAGCGTGTTTCTCGAACTCACTAACATATGCTATTTTAAATTTTGAAGATGTCGGTTACATCGAAGGATTAGTAGGTAGTAATTTTGTTGAAAATCCTTTAGAGAAAGCAAGACTTCATGGTTGGAATGTATTTAAAAATATGGATGTTTTTGAGCATTGTTTTGATAAAACTCCTATTTATTTTGATAAAACATGGACTATCGTGGGCAGTGTAGTGGACTGTTTTACTATGGTGTTGAAATATGTCCTCATTTTGCTCACATGGTTATTGGTTTACAATTCGATAAAGATAGAAGCAAACCTGGTGGTTATTCTGTTTTAACATACGAACCTTTTCTCAATGGAGAATTTAAAGAATCGGAATGGCGACCGTATGGCTATGAAATAATAGAATCATAAGAATATAAGGGGGAATAATATTCCCCCTTAAAACATTGTATAGATTCTTTTTATTAGGAGGATACATGTTTTCTATCCTAAATATTTTTTCTATAAAAGTAGAAGAAACTCCAGGTTCTAAATTTGTTACTCTTTCGAATATACAATCAAATAATTTAAGACGAGATTTTGTTAAGACATTAGGGTCTCCACTTATTGAAAAATATATGTTACATAAAGCAACATATAATAAATTTGTTATTCATAAGTTTTTTATACCAGATCTCTACTATATATTAACTAAGATCTTGCTGACAAAAGGGCATATATATACAACTAGATCACACATTAAGGATCTCTTAAAACAAATAGAATTACATACTTGGTATAAGTCTGCTTTTGAGCCACCAAAATCAGTACCTTTAAATCTAAGTAGATTGTCTGAATTGTCTAGGCCATTACTTCCTATTCAATTGGAAGCATTAAAAGAATATAATTTAAAGATTCCTAAGTTAAAATTAAGAGGTTTCTTACTGGATGCAGCGACTGGTAGTGGTAAATCTGGTATGTTACTTGCTATGGGTTTATGTTCAGAAGCTAAATTCAAAGTTATTATTTGTCCAAAACATACGATTTCAAAAGTATGGGTCGATGAAGAACTTCCAAAGTCTTTTGGTAAGAAGAATAAGTTGAAAGTATTTAGGTCAGATGAACAAGATGAAATCGTTCCTGGTTATGATTGGTATTTTATTCATTATGAAGCTATTGGTAAACTATTACAATTCTTTCATAAACATAAATATCCTTCAGTGTTTATTGGTATAGATGAGTGTCATAATCTTAATGAATTAGGTTCTATGAGAACCAATATTTATATTGAATGTTGTGAAGCATCAAATGCACAAAACATCGTTCCGGCATCTGGTACTCCACTGAAAGCACTTGGTAGAGAAGTTGTGCCATTGTTACAAGTTACAGATCCGTTATTTGATGATTATGCTAAAGATAGGTTCTTAAAAATCTATAGTAGATCGGCAGGATCTGCTGCCCATATCTTACAGAATAGAATATCATTAGTTTCACATACAATTCCTAAGTCTGCTATTATGGGATCTGAAAAACCCATTGAAAAAACTATTTCTATTACATTACCAGATAGTGACAAATATACTTTACCGTTTTTAAAAATAGAGTGTAAGAAATTCTTTATAGATAAAATGACAAAATATGATAAAGAGATGGATGTACATGAAAAACTATTTATATCGGTTATAAGAGATCACGAAAGAACATTAAAATCGAAAGAAGATCTTCATGAGTTTAATGTATATCTCGATTATATTAATAAGATAAAGAAAGGATACGATCCTATTACCATGGGTTTCATGTCTATTTATTGTAATACTTATGAAAAGACTAAGATTATACCCAATCTACCTAAGGATATAAAAGATAAGTTTATTAAATCTAAATCAGTTGTTAAATATGTTAAGATGGTTGTTATGGGAGAATGGTTAGCAGAAATAGGTAGGAAAAGAGTAGAGCTACACAAAGAACTTATTAGACATGCAGGCCTTGATGAAATTGTTAAAAATGCTGAAAAGAAAACTATATGTTTTAGTAATTATGTTGATGCTATTAAAGAAGGTGAAAGATATTTTAAAGAAGCCGGGTTTAATCCTCTTTGTGTTTATGGTGATACGAATGCAGATCTTGGTAATATCATAGATAAATTTAAATCAGACAAAACAGTAAATCCATTATTAGCAACAATACAATCTATGTCTACTGGCATAACTCTCATTGTTGCAAATATTATTATTTTCTTTAATCTTCCATTTAGAGATTATGAAATGGAACAAGCTATTGCGCGAGCATTTAGACTTGGACAAGATACTCAAGTTTATGTTTATAAACTATTACTCAATACTAAAGAAGCCAATCTAGCTACAAGACTTGAAGAAATTCTCGAATGGAGTAGATCTTCTGTTTATGATCTCATGGGACATACTAATAATGAAATGACTAAAGATGAAGATATATTCATTACAGCTATTAATGATAATAATAATATTTCAAGTGATGAAATCAAGAAATTGGCTCATAAAGTTGCAGCGAATGAAAATTATGAATTCAATACAAATGCTCACTATTATCAAAATAAATCTTTTTATAATCTTATGTTGAAATTAAGGGCTTAGAAAAAGGAGCATCTTTATGGATAAAGATTTTGAATATACTTTTGATACTCTTCCATTTACAGCACCATCCGATGAAGGATTTAGAGCTGGTGAAACTGATAATTTAAAATGGTATATTAATTGTGAATTACATGAAGTTGTTTCTTACATGGATAATGCTCTTAAAAAAGGATTCGCATTAAAGACCGGTAGAGCATATGGTTCTGATGGTAAATTAACTGATCCTAAATATACTGGTCTTTATTATACAAATGAAGATCTTAATAGATATATTGAAAATACAAATCAATATCTTAAAGAACATCCAGAACTCAAAGATATAACTGATTCATCTGCTATGATGCCTACTGTTGATACTATTATTAGATCTATGGCAAAGCTTCCAGATGATAATATTATTAATATCGAAAGATATAAAAGGCCTCGTCGTGCTATGAGAAATAAAAAAATATAGATAGTATTTATTATATGTTTGTGAAAATGGAGTCGAAAAATGATTGAAAAAAATATGGACGTCACCGATATCAATGGTGCTAAAAAGAACATCAGCGATCTGAAGGTCTTTGGTAATGGCGATACCTTCCAACTTATCTGCAAAGCTAGTTCCCAGGAACAGGGTTGGATGAAGTCGACCAAAGCTATGGAAATCGTTGGTGTTGGCTGTGTTGTCCAGGTGACAACGCAACAGCGCAGTCCTGACGGATCGTATGCTGTGGCAGAAGCCGTGACTTTTGTTCCAGGAACAAAGATCATCGGTGATGCTATCAATGGTCGTCGGATCGTTATTTTCAATTACAATGATACCGATATCGAATAATATTTGACTCAGTTGATATGGAAAAAGGATGGGTGGCCGAGTGGTTTAAGGCAACGGTCTTGAAAACCGTCGTAGGTGTGAGCTTACCGTGGGTTCGAATCCCACCCCATCCGCCATGTTAAATAAGTTTCAAAATATTTATACATATATATTAATTTATTGGAACCTGATCATAAAAAGTTAAACTACAGTTGAATTTCACAGTGTAGCAACCTTCTGCTCTGATCCGCACCGCCCCGCTGTGATCCGTTCTCCAGGAAAATGAGTGTCCTTTCTCATTTTAGTGTATTAGTCAACTGTGGGCTCTCGACCAAGGTGATGAAAATCATCTAAACCTGGGTATATGTTGAGAGTATAATTAAGATAGTGTTGTGACGAAGGTAACATCCGCGCCCTTCGCGTCAGGACGGCTAACCACATGCAGGTCAGTGTGCTAGCACAACACCGTAACATCTGCCACTAACATGCAATCCGGCGACTATCAGTTTTCGAAGCATGTTTTAAAAGTCCTGATAATGCAGATGTATAGCAAATATCAAGTCGACTTGTAGAAATACAACATTCTGGTCAAGGTGCATGGAATTAACGGACCTAAACACCTTGTTGCGTCGGTTGACTTGAGAGTTCTCGTGTGGAGTTGTTGTCAATGCCGTGTCCTGGTCCTTGGAGGGGATGACGCCGTAGAAGATACCAATATGGAATACCGGAATATTCCCACATGAGCACGCTTTGTTTTCATGAGTTTTCTTTCTTTGTCCAAGTTACTGAAGATGATCTATAGCCATAGATCGAAACCTAGTTACGACGATGGTCTAACAGGCAGGACAAAGTACTGACCAGGTGTGCTGGCGCTGATATTATGCGACGTTTTATCGTTGCTGTAGATGCTGGCATATCGAAGATGTTTGTTGTGGTAAACACGCCGTTGAGATCAGCTATAGATGATCGATGATGTGGCGGTGTGCAATGAGATGATCATACGATTCCCAAGAAGGGAACTGTGATTATCTATGACTTATACACGACAGTGATCCATATGTGATCCATTGTGTGTTTGTTCTTTACATTGTTAATACCACGACGAACGTAATAACTGTGTGTTGTCTGGATAAGGGTCATGTATCCCGCAATCTGGTATCGCACTAACTCTGGTAGATATACAGTTGAGACCGTGTCTCTAAATCTACAAGTGAGCATGTGTCTGGTGGGTTTGGGCTGAAAAAATGCCATCTGATCCACCAGACACATCTCGCGAAACCTCTTAAGTGGCGATACCGTTAGACTGAGACCCAGCTTGCTGACTAGCATTTTGTGCAGTTGGCTATGCGCGATTTATTTCGGGCATCTTCTGGCAGATATGTCGTTCTCCACGAACCCTCCAGATCAGAGGACTTGCTCAAGATTGGTATCGTAGAGCAGGTAACTAATTTGTCCTGTAAACTATGTGATGTCGGAAAAGTCAGATCCGATGATCTGATCAACATCATACTATCGGATGTAATGCCCCCATGGATGTTAATAGCATTTGCATTATGAGATCGGCAGATATACACATCTGATAGGAGTCGTACCCCACACGATGAGCTCTGTGGAATCCAGAGCATCTGCAAGCGCGTATGGCGAAGCTGGCTGAAACGCATCAGACTTAAAATCTGACACATAAGAAACACCGTGGGTTCGATCCCCACTACGCGCACCATGAGGGGGTGTAAGTTATAACTTACACCCCTCCACCAACAATTTTCGATGACATACAATGAGCACGTAACTCAGTTGGTAGAGTACTCGACTTTTAATCGAGATGTCATGGGTTCGAGCCCCATCATGCTCACCATTTTTTTAAAACAAGAGACGAGCTTATCTATGTCTTCTTTTAGATATTGATAAACTCATGTTATAAAGGAAATGGACGCGTAGCACAGCGGTTAGTGCCGACCGCTCATAACGGTCTGGTCGTAGGTTCGAATCCTACCGCGTCCACCAACCTTTTTCCATAACGGTCTAGTTGGAAGTTCAGATCTCTCCGTACTGTAATAGGTAACCTCAGGAGATATAAGCATGACCAGATCATGCAGGTTCGTTCTTCATAGATTGAACTTCTAAGACCACATCTGAGGTGCAATGCCTCGGCAGAGATAGCTATGTCATGTAGCATAAGTAAAAAAAACACCAACGATGAAGTTG